CAGGATGTGGAAGGCGTGAAAAAGAAGGTTTCCGAGTGGGAAACCAAGTATAACGCCGATACCCAGGCGCTGAAAGACCAGATGGCCGAGCAGGCGAGAAAACACGCCGAGGAAATGTTTCTTTCCGGTTATAAGTTTTCCAGCGTAGCCGCAAAGAACGGCATACTCGCAGAGCTCCAAGGCAAAAAGTTCCAGATCGACGATCACGGAACGATTCTCGGCGCTAAAGAGTTTATGCAGTCTCTTATGGAAAATGAAGACTATAAGGGCGCATTTGTAACCGAACAGAAAAAGGATGGCGAGCCGGAGCAGCAGACGCAGACACCGCCCGCTCCCACAGGTCCGAGGTTTTCAGCAGGAACCGGCGGAACCACACAGCCCGGTGGCGCCGCGGCAAATCCGTTTGCAGGATTCGGCGGCTTTACACGGCTTCGTCAGCCTGATAACAACAAATAAGGAGGACTTTACACATGGCAGCTTTAAACTACGCTGAACAGTATCAGCAGTATCTCGAGCAGGAATTTCCGTATGTCCTGTATTTCGGAGCTCTGTTTGCGGCTCCGAACAATGGCCGCTATAAGTGGGTAGACAGTCAGACCATCAAGGTTCCGACGATCACCACCACCGGCCGTGTTGACGGTGACCGCGACACAATCGGCACCAGAAAGCGTAACTACAACAATGCGTGGACTCCGCTTATTCTGTCTAACCACAGAACATGGCAGACTCTGGTGCATCCGCAGGATATTGACCAGACCAACCAGGCAGCCAGCATTGCGAATATCACTCGCGTTTACAACGAGGAACAGAAGTTCCCCGAAATGAATGCGTACCTCATTTCCAAGCTGTTCGCGGACTGGACCGCAGAGGGCTTTACCGCCGATACAACGGCGCTGACGGAGGACAATGTTCTTACCGTATTCGACGCCTTCATGACGCAGATGGATGAGAAACGTGTTCCCAGAGCCGGCCGTATTTTGTATGTAACTCCGGACACCAGGACGAAGCTGCAGAACGCAAAGCAGATTTACCGTACTCTGGATATTTCCAAGGCGAATGCGGCAATCAAGAGGGCCGTTACCGCACTTGACGAGGTACAGATTCCCGAGAGCGTTCCGTCCGATCTTATGAAAACCGTGTATGACTTCACCGAAGGTTGGTCCGTAGATGCGTCTGCGCAGCAGGTCAATATGCTTCTGGCTCATCCGCAGGCAGTCATTACCCCGGTTTCTTACGAGTTCGCGCAGCTTGACCCGCCTTCTGCGGGCAGCCAGGGAAAATGGGACTACTTCGAGGAATCTTTTGAGGATGTTTTCATTCTCCCGCATAAGCATAACGCCCTGGCCTTCAATGTGACAGCAAGGGCCTAAGTAACAATGTGATCTGGGAGCTTCGTACCGGTTACGGAGCTCCTTCAATAAGGAGGTAAGACCTATGTTAAAGGCAGCAAAGAAAAATCGGGTTTTGAGAATTCCCGACGAGAAAGCCGCCGAGTATAAAAAGCTCGGCTATACCATTACCGATATGACCGGAAAGGTGATCTACGAGCCTGAGGATACGGCCAAGAAGGCCAGCGCCCTGGCCGCCGAAAATGAGAACTTGCAGGAGAGACTCCATGAGGCCGCAGAGTACGCAGAAAACAGCGATAAGAAGATTGCCGCGCTGGAAGCGGAAAATGCGGAACTGAAAAACAGAGTCTCCGAGCTGGAAACCCAGCTTGACGAAGCCGAAGCAAGTGCAGGCGCAGACGACGAGAAGATCGTAAATCTGGAAGCGGAAAATGCGGAACTGAAAGCCAAGATCAAAGAGCTGGAAGCGGCTCCCAAAAGTACGGCCAAGAAAACTACCAATAAGTAAGGCATGAAGGGAGGGCCTTTTTATGGCAATACAAAAGCCTTATGCCGATTACGATTGGTATAAGACCAATTATTTTGGCTCGGCTATTCCTGAGGAAGCCTTCCCTTCTTTCGCTATGAAGGCTTCCTATCTGGTTGACGGGCTCACGGCTGGAAATTTGCAGCCACTTGACGCTGCTCCAGACTGTGTAAAAGACGCAGTATGCGCGGCGGCTGAAAAGCTCTATCAGTTTGAGCAAAGTCCGGCTAAAGAAATCAAGTCCGAAAATAACGACGGATATTCCGTAACCTATGCGGACACAAGCGAAGAAAAGGCCAGAGACGACGCAAAAACAGAAATTCGTGTATACCTCAGCACATCAGGTTTATTGTTTAGGGGGTGCCGGAAAAGATGCTAACTGCTAACCAGATTATTACCGTTTTCAATGCTCGGACAGATAAGGAAAAGCGCAGAGAGATATTTATTCCTACAAACATTTTCGGCGTATCCTTTTATGAGCTCGATTCTAGTAAGTTTGTCGGCGGTGTACGTTCCGAAGAAATCACATGTAAAATTCGGATTCCTTTTGGCGCTCGTATTGAAGCGGGAAAGACTTATCTCCCCGAAAGCCAGTATAAACTTTTGACAGACGAGGACGCACTTTTTTACTGGACTTTGCAAAAAAGTTCTTATATTTTGCTTGCCAGTACAATGGCTACAGCATGGGGAACGGGCGTGTATGACATAGACCGGCCCATTAACAAAGAGGGACTAACGGCTCTATGCCATGAAAGCAGGTATACAGGGTCGCTCATTAGCGTTGTAGAGTATGCCGACAACACGCAGCGAGGAAGCCTGGCAGTTAAGCATTGGCGGATTGGAGGGAAATAATGGCCCTTAATAAAATCACAACTCCCAGAGGGAGCATTGTACAGACTGGGCACGGAAGCGCAAGGCTTGAATGGGACCCTTCTTTCGCGACAAGACAAAATGAGCAGTTTAGCCGCAAGCAGAAATTTGTTGATTCGGAGGTTTTGCGAAGATGCAGCCCGCGCGTACCGTTTGATACTGGAATGCTTGAAAAGTCCGGCAAGCTCGGAACCGTTATAGGCAGCGGCGAAGTCGATTATGCCGCGCCATATGCAGCCGCACAATATTACAATACCTCTGAAAGCCGGAGTTATGACCCGAACAGGGGTGGCCAGTGGTTCGAGCGGATGAAAGCCTCTGAAAAAGAGGAAATTTTAGACGGCGCGGAGAAAGTAGAGTGATGACATGGGCGAATCTATTATTGCAGGAATAACTAATTTCTTTATGGCCTGCCCTCTCTTGCAGGACGGTGTTTTCCGAGTTAACGCTTTAGGCGACCAGGCTATTGAGTACAATATCGAGACCGGCGTATTTAACCCGATTTTGAAAAGGTATGTAAACGGCGATACTCTGCGCCAATATCAATTTAATTTTGTCAGCCGCGAGTATTACGATATGGACCGCATTCAGAATATACAGAACAGCGAGTTTTATGAGCAGTTCGCCGAATGGGTTGAGGAACAGGAAAGCCTAGGAAATTTCCCGGCGCTTCCCGAAGGGTGCGAGCCTGACAGCCTGTCCGTTTTATCATCCGGCTATATCATGGATATATCCATGCGTAATGCCAGATACCAGATACAATTACAGTTAATCTATTACAAGGAGGCTAAAAAGTATGAATAAAAGCAGAACAGTCATTCGGCGTCATCAGTACGCAGACTATTTGAACGTGGGTACGGCCGAAGCTGCCAAATGGGTACTTATGGGAACCGGCTTTACTACCCTGGATGAAGAGCCCGGCGCGCAGACAGAAAGCGTAAAATACGTGAACGAGGTCAGCTCGTCTTCTTCCATTGTGAGCTACGAGACTACGTTTCCGTTTGAGGCAGAACAGATCGCAACAGAGGAAGCTATCACCGCAATCTATGAAGTCGGCCGCAACCATTATGTGGGTGCAGATGCCGAGTTTGAGTATTGCCGCGTGGAGCTCTGGAATCCGGCAGGAGCCGCCGAGGACGCGGGGCATTCTTTTGAGGCCCGTAAATTTGTGGTAGCCGTAGAAGTTTCCGACTTCACCGGTGAAAACAAAATGACCATTTCCGGCAACCTGAACGCTGTGGGTGACCCCATCCTCGGTACGTTCGATACTACCGCTCTTGCATTTGCACCTGCGGCCTAAATCAGAAAAGGAGAAATCAGCATATGAGCAAAATAGTGATTAACAACGTTACATTGGAGCTTGACCTGTTGGACGCTGACGCAATGGAAACCTACCAGAAATCTTTGAGCGACACTATGACCGCACTGCAGGAAGCACAGAGCAATATTCAGGGTGAGAATCAGAATTTGCAGGTGGCTTCCGTAATGCGGTTACAGTGCCAGCTTACCGAGAAATTTGTTGATCAGATTTTCGGCGAAGGCACGGCTAAAAGGTGTTTTCCGAAGCCGAATCACTTAGGAGATCATTTGGAAGCCTTTACAAAGATATGCGACCAGGCAAACCAGGCAGTGCAGCAGGCCAAGTCTATCACAAATAAGTATTCCGGCGAGCGCCTGAACCGCGAACAGAGACGTAACCAGAACAAGAATAAAAACAGAAACAATCACGCCGCTGTTTATCCTGTCTGATGAATATGCTGATTGACCTGCTGCCGGAGTATGTAGAGTTAGGAGGCGCTGAATATCCGATCAATACGGATTTTCGCGTCTCCATTCTTTTTGAACTCATGATGGAAGATGCGTCAGTCCCAGAAGAACAAAAAGCCATAAAAGCAGTAAAGCTCTTTTATCCCGAGCTTCCGCCCGTGGAATTACTTCACGAAGCCGTAAAAGCACTTTTATGGTTTTATCAAGCCGGCAAAGAACAAAAAACGCCAAAGCGTAGAGCTAATGTCGAAGGTGAGGAAACTGATGAAACCACGGAAGACGACCACGTAGAGCGGATTTACTCTTTTGAGTATGACGACGATTACATTTATTCGGCGTTTCTCTCGCAATATCGGATTGACTTGCAGGATATCGAATATCTCCACTGGTGGAAATTCAGGGCTATGTTCAGGGCTCTTGACGAAGATTGCCAGTTTTGTAAGATCATGAGCTACCGGAGCATTAAAATCAACAATGACATGACAAAGAGCCAGAAAGCATTTTACCGCCGTATGAAATCCGTTCATGCGCTTCCAATACCACAAGAAGAACAAGAACGTATGGACGCTATTACGCAGGCCCTCTTAAACGGCGGCGACCTTACGGGCCTGATATGACAGGAGGCGGCACTTGCAAAAGGAGAAGAAAAAGAAAGTGCAATGCCCCGAATGTGATTATAAAATGCCGATTTTTTACAACGAAAAGGCAAATTGCGAAGGCGTGTTTACCGCCTGTAAAGGGAGAAATTGCACAGCCATATTTGAAATAAAAATAATCAACGGGAAACAGATTAAGTAGTGCCATTATGAGCCGATAATCGCAGCCCTTTTATGAAAAGAGGTGAGGATTTTGGCTTATGATGGCACTCTGAAATTTGATACCAGTATCGACACAAAAAGTTTTCAATCAGGGCTTAACAGCATGTCAAAGATTGCTGGTAACGCCATGAAAGCTACTACTGCCGTTATAGCCACAGCGTCTACCGCGATAATCGGAGTAGGTACGGCCGCGGTTAAAGTCGGCATGGAATTTGAAGCTGCTATGTCCGAAGTTCAGGCGTTATCCGGTGCAACCGGCGACGAGTTTAATATGCTTGAACAAGCGGCAATCGACGCCGGAGCCTCAACAGTATTCAGTGCTTCGGAGGCAGCGGCAGCCCTGAAATATATGTCCCTCGCGGGCTGGGACGCTGAAAAGTCTGCTAAAGAATTAGGCGGCGTTTTGAATCTCGCCGCTGCGTCCGGTATGGACTTGGCGAAAGCTTCGGATATGGTCACAGACTACCTTTCGGCTTTCAGTAACTCGGCTATAAGCGCTGCTGATTTTGCTGACTTACTGGCTTATGCTCAGGCAAATAGCAACACCAGTGCCGAGCAGTTAGGCGAAGCCTATAAAAACTGTGCGGCGAATCTTAACGCAGCCGGCCAGGACGTACAAACCGTTACTTCTCTTTTGGAAGCAATGGCGAACCAAGGCGAGAAGGGCTCTACGGCCGGCACTAAACTCCGAGCAGTTATGCGAGACCTGACCGCCCAAATGGATAACGGCGCAGTTTCGATTAATGGAACCACTGTTGCGGTCCAGGACGCGGAAGGAAATTTCCGCGATCTAACAGACATTCTTACCGATGTAGAAGCTGCAACAGACGGCATGGGTGACGCCCAAAAAGCCGCGGCTCTGCAAAGTGTATTTACTGATGAAGCAATATCCGGCTTAAATTTAATATTCAATGAGGGTATGGAAACCGTAGCCGGGTATGAAGAAGAATTACGAAATTGTAGCGGTACTGCCGAGGAAATGGCTGCCGTTATGAATGACAACCTGAAAGGCCAGATTACTCTTTTAGGTTCCGCCATGGAGTCCCTCGGAATCTCCATTTATAAGGGTCTCGACACACCTTTAAAGGAAGTCGTAAAACAGGCAAACGAATATGTCGCCCAGCTTCAGGAAGCCTTTAACGAAGGCGGGTTTTCCGGCATGGTTACGGCGGTTGGTACGGTTCTTGCTGACGTAGTTCAGAAGGTTGCTGAATTTGCACCGCAAATTATCGAAGCCGCGCTTAGCCTTATTTCCGCTTTTTGTGACAGCATAAAAAGCGCGCCCGGTTTAGCAGACTCTGTTGCAAGCCTTATTACAACTTTCGTTACGGCCCTTTTTGAATGTGCAGACGAAATATGGACCACCGCTATTGTCCTGGTTGGTAAATTAGCAAGCGGTATAGCCGCAGG